GGTGCTCACGGTTGTCCTCATTATAAGGTTTACCTTGAAATACCATTTTCTTGACGATTTCCATAAACTCACCGCCTTCGGCATTGATACCAACGGCAGCAGTCAGGAGACGCTCAATGTTTGCACCCTTCTCATCAAGTGCAACTAGGCGGTCAGAGAGAGCAAGAAAGTCCTTAGATGCATCAGAAGTTACAGCATCTACAAACTCAGCATACTTATCAAAATCAACGTGTTTTGCAGTTTCCATTAAAATTTAAATCCCTCAAACGACTTTTTAGGTTTCTTGTCTTCGTAATCATTATACTCGTCATCCTGCCCAGAGTCAAGTATGTCCTTTTGGGCGGACTGTTCACAATCATACAGTCTCATCTTCGCTCTGTCAATACCCACAATGAAACGCTTGTAGATAGTTGGATCATTATAGCGATTCTTCAACTGCTTCACCATGAGTTGTCCAAGACCTTCCAACTCTTCGGTGGAAATAAGAGCAAACATAAGGTCAGCAGTAGCAGGAAGACCGAATGATTCAGAAGTATCAGTGAGTTCAACGTCACTACTACCGTAACCAGAGCGAGTAGTCTGGGTAGCTGATACGATTGGTACATTTGCTTCGACTGCAAGACCTCTAAGTTCTTCTGCAATTGCCTTAATATATGAATATGAATTTACAGAAAGGTTTGACTTATAGCGGGAGGAAGCACATATATTAAGGTAATCAATGAAAATAATATCAGGTCTAAATGACTTCTTAAGTGCGAGTTCATTAAGGAGTGCTTTAAAGTGCCCACTATGTGCCGATGCAGTAGGATATTCCTTAATTATAAGAGTCCCCTGAGTCTTCTTAGAAAGATTGGTAACCTTATTTTCAAATGTAGTTCTGGGAAGATCTGTTAGATCTTGGATATTGACATTGAGAAGGTTTGCATCAATACGTTCAGCAATTTTCTCTTCTGCCATCTCCATTGTAACGTAAAGCACATTGTGTCCGTTAAGCAGACAGGCGCTAGCCATATGACACATGAATAGAGACTTACCAACACCTGTCCCAGCAAGAGCGATGTTAAGAGTCTTGTTAGGAAGACCACCTTTCGTAATCTTGTTAAAGTATTCAAGATCAAACGGTATACGATCCTCCTTACGGTGATAAGAGTCATATCTTTCCTGAAAGTCTTGTAAGTAATCATGTCCAATGTGATTATCAAATGATACCGCTAAGGCATCAGAAAGAATTGCTGGGATAGCATCACGATTCTTTTTCTCATTATTACCATCAGCGATGGTAATAGATTCCATAAGTGCTAAGTAAATGGCGCGATCACGGCACCACTTCTCTGTAGTATCTAACAACCATTGTTGATCCACAGCAGTATCATGAAGAGATCCGCTAATTTCCCTAACTTCCTTAATTTCACTTTCAGTCAGATCAGTTCTACTCTCAAGTTCAATCTTGAGTGCTTCTGTTGTAATAGCGGAACCATACTTCACAATGAAGTGAACTATCTCCTGAAAGATTACCTTTTCAGTACGCTGATCGAAGTAGTCTGGTTGAATGAAAGGAATTACTTTCCTAGAGTATTCTTCATTATAAACAAGGTTCCTAAGAATAGTGGTTTCAATCCTTTCCATTATAAGTAATGCAAGTATGTACTTAACAAATATTTTGACCCACTAATAGGTGTCTTTCCCTGATGGGGAAACATCCATAGTGGGGGAAATACAACTAGAGAACCTTTGCAAGGTTTTATCTCGCAATGCTCAAAGACTGTATCCCCACCGATTTCAACGGTATTTAAATACCAGAAAAATGATAAAAATCTTCTGGCGCTAGAGTGATTGACGACATCGACGTGTGTATCAAATCTATCATCACCATTAGGATTATACCTCTTTATCCTAAATTCTTCAAACGAATGTTTTTCTGGTAAAGGATAGTTGGAAAAGTATGTGTAATACTTATTTTTATATTCTAAGGTAGTCCTAATAAGTAGATTATGAACAACCTCACAGATTTCTCTGTTTTGAGTAAGATTTAATTGTGTAAAATTTGGATATCCATCATTACTTACCCGTTCATGTTTATCCTGGTTTTCTTCAAAGTATGAGACCAATTGATCGCATACTTCATTGGAAAGGACCTTTGGATAAACATGAACAAAGTCTGATAAACTACCCATAAGAGAATTGTTCCTTCGCTATAGCATCAAGTTGCTGCATTACTTCTGGGGTGAAATACTGCTCTGGGTCTTTGAGGATTGCTTTAGCGTAGACTTTTTTTCCATCAATTTCATACCGACCTGCGACATTCTTCCAGAGACCGCCCAGTTCACCGAGTTCAAGAAGACCGTAATAACGATCAAGACCACGCTCATCGTAATAGAGACGCACTTCCACATTTTGGTTCTCCTTGCTTAAACGTGACTTAGCAGTCTTAGCCTTGATAATGTTTCCAACGATTTCTGTTCCGTCTTTCTCCTTCTTCTTACTGAGATGAATGATAGTAGAAGCGGCATACTTAAGACCGCTACCACCACCCATTTCTTTTGTAGGAACGTAAGCGCCAATAACATCGTAGGTGTGGTTGGTTACAATCATTGGAATGTTTGCCTGACCCAACTTGAGTGTGAGCATACGGAAAGCACCTTTGATAAGTTGGGATTTGGTCATGTCCCGAACTTGTTTATCGTTCAGTGCGTCAGTGATCTCTTTCTCTGTGGAAAGCATACCCAGAGAGTCTAACACAAACATGCAGGGTTTGCGTTCTTCTAAAGGTTTTTTTAAGTAAATGTCCACTGCCTTGAGTGCCTTGCTACGGAACTCCTCAACAGTCACAACATTAACTACAACTAACCGATTGAGGTCAATACCCCTAGATTCGAGAAGGGATTTGTTAACAGCAGCTTCAGTGTCGAAATAGAGGCAATAACCATCAGGGTTGGTATCAAGAAAATTCTTAACCACAGCGAGAGAGAAGAAAGTCTTTCCAGTAGAAGACTCTCCAGCAATAGCAGTAATCTTATTCCCAGATACACCACCAAAAATACCTGAGACCAGTGCGTTAAAAATGAACGAACCTGTGTCAACGTAAGTTTCTGTTTCGTCGATGTCTGCAGCAAGTTTGGTATAGTCATCCCCAATCTCTTTTACAATATCTTTTAAAAAATCCATCACGCTACCATCCCGTATTGTTCACGAAGTATTTTTTTATAAGGCAGGTCTTGCTCACGCAATTCCTTTACCAGTTTGAGTTTTTGATACAATGCAGTATCACCACCAAGAGCCATTGCTTTTACAATAGTAGCAAGCTCATTGTCGTTAATAGGAAGATCCATTAAAAGAAAAATGATTCAAGGTTTACAGTTTTTTCGACAGACCATCCAATCGAATCTAGGATAGACTTGAGTGGCTCTACGAAACTCTTTTCAAATTGTAGGTCATAGTCGATGTACTTGTCAAGACCAAGTTCCTTAGGAAAGTCTTGAATGAAGGAGATAATGTTCTCCTGGATGATATTTGGTTTTTTCAAATAGAGAAACTTAATTTTTTCTCCATTACCAATAAGTGAATATTTATTGGTTAGTTTTTTGTCTTTCACATAATGATTAAACAGCAGTGCTCCACGAATGTGAATCGGAGTTCCCTTCATATAAATGTCCGATGAAGAATGATATTTTCGAACATCAGATGCTGTCCTTGGAAAAGCGATAGATTCTGGAGGAAGTGTCTTGAATTCACGGCGACATTGTTCGATAAATTCAATAACCTCATCTTCAGTTCCGTTCATCATGAGTTTTAGACCATCCTTAATCATCTGACGGCAAGGAGCAGGTGTAGAAGACTTCACTGCTTCAATGCCCATCATCTTCAGTTTGGGTTCATTGTATTGAACACCCTCACTGTTCCATACGTTGAGAATGTATCGCTTCTTTGCGGTCCAAATACCACGTTCAGCGATATTCTCACGCTTCATCTGCATTTTTTGTTCATATGCCGAAACGTAATCCGCAAGTTCCTGATAACTGGATTCGATGAATGGTTCCAACTTGTCGTGACAGATCTTATCAAGTATGGAAACAATCGCTGCTTTATCGTCAGACTTATTACCAAAAAATTTAGTAACAAGAGGTCCCATATTAAGATAGATTGAATCGGTATCCGATGCAATAACATAGTCTACTTCTTCAGTTTGCAAAAGTTTATTTAGATATGTATTTACTTTATTCTCAATCCAACGAATAGAGACTTGCCCAGAGAGTGTAATCGCTTCTGCGTTTGCGAGTTTGTAATATCTAAAATACTGGTTACCAATAGCGCCATAAGCAGAGTTCAATTGGATCTTGCGAGCCATCTGAATGTTGTTGCATCTTGCAATTTCCTTTTCAAGATCCTTTGTCTTTTTCTTTTCATACTCCTGCTTTGCTGCAAGCATTTTCTTCTTAAAGATAGTTCGATCCTTATAGATCTTTTCCATCAGTTCTGGAAGAAAACCACGAACATCTTTGCGGAACATAGCACCATTAGCACAAACGGCATAGTCCTTATACAACTCAAAAGTAAGATCTTGATTAAGAATCTTATCTACAGTAGCAGAAGGATGCCTTTCGTCCAGAAGAGTTTCTGGTGATATGTTGTATTGCATAATCAGGTGAGGATATAGTGAGTTCAAGTCAAAACTCACAACCCAGTCATACTTTCCAGGAATCGGTTCCTTCACATAGGCACCAGCATACTTAGAATCCTTATCAGAACGTTCCTTTGGGGGAATAACGATATTCCTTTGCTTCAGATAGTTGTAAATAATGGTATCCCACATACGGACTTGTGAGAATACATCAGCATAGTTTGCCTTAGCGTCATAAGCCATAGTGACGGCAAGTTCAATAAGTTTCATCTTGTCTTCCATACGGTCAACAAGTTCCACGTCAATGATGTTGTACTCTACAAACTTTTGCCAACCGTGCGTATAAAAGTCCTTGAAAGTATCAAATTCACTGTGATCCAGTTTTTTCTTACCAAGTTCTACACTTGCAATGTAATCTAGACGATACGATTCCTGTGCTTTATACGTGAACTTTTTATAAAGCTGAAGATAATCAAGTTGAGTGATACCACCAACATCATAGGAAATGTGTTTGCGACCAGCAATAAAAGTTTCTCTTTCAGTAACTAGACCCCAAGGTGATAGTCTTTTCATCAACTTTTCACCAAGAATTCTATCAATACGTCTTACTAGGTAAGGAATATCATACAGTTCACTGTTCCACCCAGTTACAACTTCTGGAGTATTTTGCTCAATCATCCACCAGTTGATAAAATCATCCAGCAACTCATACTCTGTCCTAAAACCCTTATAGATCACATTATCTTGTTTATTTGAAAATGAACCCTTACCCCAAGTACGAATTTGTTTAGTTGCATAGTCCTGGATAGTAATAAGAAGTACTTCCTCAGCAGCAGATTCTACATCAGGAAATCCATTCTCCGATGCAACCTCAATGTCCAATGTTGTGATTTTGATTTTATTTGTATCAAACTTAATCTCCTCTTCAGGATACATCTCAGAAATATACTGGTAAATATATCCAGTATTTCCATAGATTTTAAAGTTTTCTACCCCCTCATACTTTTTGATGAACTCACGACAGTCACGAACACATCCTGGTTGAACTGCCTCCACATAATCACCAGTCAGAGTTTGATATTTGGTTTTTTTGTTTGCGGGGACAAAAAGGGTCGGGTTGAACTTCTCACGAGTCATGAAGTGTTTACCATCTTCATAACCACGAACCAAGAAGTGGTCCCCGACCATTTGGACGTTTGTATAAAAGCGCATTATGCTGTTAGTTCAAGATACTTTTCAATAACTTCTTCTGTTGGGTCTGCGATGGTTAGAATATCTTCCGACCGAATCATTAATTCTCTCTGATTTGTTGCCTTTGGCCAAGGAATCATATCATCAATTGTCTTGAATAGATATGGGTTAATCAACCTACAGTTTGGATCACCTAACTGAGCATCAACCTCAATAACCTCACTGATAATAACATTATCAACGTCCATTAGCAAGCACTTAATCGACTTGTCCATTTACTTTCTCCTGATACATTTCAATAATAGAATTTAGTGGTTCAACAATAGTTACAATCCAGTCTGGAGTGACGAGAACATCTTCATCTTCGGTCAACAGAATCCATGGAGACAATGTAATCTCTACATTTCTATCATCAATAGCATTCTCATCTTCAGTAAGAAGAAGAGTTCTATTCACCTGAACCTTATGTGGTTTATTGAAAACGTAACCACGGACGCTATCTTCAGATACAAGTTCTTTTATATCAGAAACAACTTGTTCACCAGACTTCAATAATACAAGTTTGATTGACATTAATTACTCAACTCCTCAAGTCATTCTACCAATAAAAAGGGGAGGTGTCAACTGGATTGTGCCAGTTACCTCCCCGTCTGCGCCGACGATATTCGATACTATTTAGAGATAGTCCTTACGTGCGTGATGTTCTGGAACTACTTTCCCAAGTACGATCCGTAGAAGTCCGTCTTCGAATACAACTTCCCCGACTTCTGTGTCGTCGGATAGAGTCCACGCTCGTTTAAAACTTCTGCTAGCCACTCCCTTGTGGATAAACGTCCGTTCCGAGTCGGCATCCACTTTTTGTCCTTCGACAAAAAGCTTTCCATATTCCGTGAAAACATTGACTTCTCCTTTCTTAAAACCTGCGAGTGCAATTTCTAAATGCGACTCTACGTTATTTACCTGAATAAGGTTATAAGGTGGATAATTTGTTGAAGTTTCGTGAAGATTAAAGATACGATCAAAGTATTCATCCATACCAATACTGTTTCTTGTGATCCTTTC